CCCGTTGGATATAGTCCTGGATTGCTTTAGATGCCATGACACCCTCTGCAACACCTTGACGATCACCACCGAATGCATTAGCACCTTTAGCAGCCATTCCGACAGCTTGAGATCCTAGCTTTAATGCATCATCTAGATCTTGTTTACCAGCATCAATGACAGCCTGGTTGTACGGATTCATGTACTGGTCAATGCCGGGGCCAGTCAGAAATGAACCGGCTTGGACCTGATCTGGTGTGTATGATCCAACACCGGATGCAACACCATATGCTTGATCCAATCTTCCACCGGGTCCAGTATAGGCACCAACAGTGTCCCGGATTCCTGACATGGCACCCATTTGGTCGGTGTTCATGGTTGCAAACCGGGGGTTATTGTATGCCTGGAACCCGTCATCAATGTAATTCTGCATCTGCTCAAAGCCATATTCTTTGATGGCTTGAGATGTTGGATCCAGTTGTGTTGACTGGGTTGATGTCATGTTTTGTTGCTTGGGTGCAATACCTAGTCTTTCACCCAGTGGAGAATTTGAGACAGCATTCAACACCATCGGTGCTGCTGCTGCTGCTACCATTGGCCATCCCATGTGACTCTTACGAATAAGGGTTAGTTGATGCTATCAAAGGTCGGTTGTTGGCATCCAATCGATCCCCGGATAGTTGTGTTGTTGTGAGTGTTCCAGAATTATCGACACCTAAAACATACCAGTTGCCGTTTGGTGCCTTTAAACAGATACTTCCAGATTCCAAAAAATTATCTTTGTCCAGTTTCAGGTTTTGGTTGTCGGCTTGCCTGATGGCATTCTGAAGATTATTCTGAATCCCAGGCTGATAATTCTGGACCACCGGTGGAAGATTCATCTTCGGCCCCCTGCACTAACGTCTGCCCTAATGGTGCCGATCTCCCAGGACTGGTCAAATCCAGATTCGACCCGATACGCAAACTGTCTTCCTAAGATTCTGCAATCAGTATAACCATCAGATGCCACTTCTAGGGCACTGGACTCAGTTTCAGTGCTGTTTGGGTTGAACCTAGTTTTGAATTTGAATCTCAGACCAGCATCTCCAGAAGTCTGATCAGTAATCAGTTGTGTGATGTTGGTCAGGTTCTCACCATCACCGACTTCCATGGCACCCGTTTCCGCAAAGCAAAGACCAATGTCTGAGGTTGCACCACCGGAAACTAATTCCCGGTCAAAATCGGAAAGTTCTGCCAGTGTGGTTGCCACCGAATTGGTGGACCGGCTTGAGGTGCTTGCAGCCTGTTCATGGCTATAGATGATGTTGTCATCCGCAATGGCAATCGGGTCATCAAAGACCCCGGCATCCTCCCATGCAGTCCGGGTCAGTTTTCCGATACTCCACCAACCTTCCTGATAGTTGAATGTGGCATACCGGTCAATCTCTGTTGCAGATCCGCTTGAGTACCACCATGTGATCTCAAAAAAGGCACTGTTGACCGATGCATAGATTTTTGAATTCTGCACCGAATTCATGTCACTGAATACATAGTCTGAGACAGTACATGGCAATGGTTGGACTGAACCCTGGTATGTGAAGAATCCACCTTGGCTCATCCAGAATGCCTGATCCCCAACTACGGCCATGGATCTATTGGATATGGCACCACATGCATCACCGATCTTCTGCCGACCATACACAAATGGTGGACCCACATGATCAATGGCATGACAGTCGGTGGTAGTCCAAACCAGAATCCTGGATCCCACTGTTTTCCCGGCTAAGATCTGACCCTGAGTTTCTAGATTGAAGGATCCTGCTTGGTTGGTTGCTGTGGGGGTCCATGTGTTTTTGTCTTCCTGGTCAGAAAACTGAACCTTTCTTGGGTCACCACCGGCACCCAAAGCAAAGACATGCCGTTCCTTGGAAACCATCACTGCACTGTTTGATGTTGGTGCATTACTGACTACGGCTGCATCGGTTCCGGTTGGGTCTGTGACTGAGGGATCCCAATAATAAATTTTCCCGTCTGATGTGGACATAGCAATCAGTTGCTGGCCAAACACATCAAACACCCAGGATGATGCCCCAATAACCAAAGATGTGGTACTGACATTCTCATTTCCGAATCTTCTGGCCCGGCTCAGTGTGATCGATGCACCAGCAGATTCATCAGCTAGGGTGGATCCACCATAGGATGAAGATCCATTTTCTGCACCCAGAGTCAGTTCTGTTGCTGTGACTGCAGTGACCCGGTGTGAATCATTGTATGTTTTATTGTTGGCTGCATTGGAAAACCCGGATGCCTGAATCTCATCACCGACTGCAAAATATTCAGTGAAATCAACGGATCCTGCTGTCGTAAATTTGTCGGTGGACTGAGTTGCAGAAATATCAGATGCAGTCAGAGTTTTAACAACACCACTACCATTGAAGACCCCGGCACCAAATCCGTTTCCGGGTTCTGCTGTATCGTTTCCAGTGACAAACCCGGATGGTGTTATGTCTGCAGCACTACCGGAAAGTGATGTGAAAATATAAAGGTTTGATGATGTGCCGATGGCAAGCCACTTGTCACCTGAATTGTCTCTCCAGGAAAACATGGCCCGTCCAATGCCGGTCAGACCTGATGTGATTGCTCTGGACCACCCACCGATGGGCTTGAGTCTACCGTCCTTCCATCGGACCAGATTTGAATCAAACCATCGGCCTTTGACCTGATACTGGGTGCCGTTTCTGAAGACCCCAGGTGGTGGGTTAAATGGGACTATCTTCCCCATGGTGTTCTAGTAGGTCCACACCCATGGTCTGGGTCTTCCGTTTCCATTCTCTAGGGAATCCAGATGGATGTACCGACGATTGTGATCACCTTTCTGGTCCAGGCCAATGCCGGTGATTCCATGTGCTTGTGCTATCTCAATCAGATCGAATGCATCATGCCCGGAAATCTGGATATCGGCTGCTTTGCCGGTGGTGTGCGGTCCAGCTTTCCCGGAATGAGACACTGCTTGATTGTGTGCCATGCACCGGAATCCTGATGTCACTTTCATGGGCTTCCCAATGTCTTCCCGGATGTTCTGCAGGATGTCCATGAACTCCGGGTCCATGTCACAACTTTCACATCCGCATTTACATTGCATTTCTGCAACACTGAAGTTTGGTGTTAGCTTTGCCAACCTTCCTCCCTATAAAAAAAGTTAAACCATTTGGTTCTGATTTGATCTTCAGTCATTCTTCAAAAAATTCATAAAGGATTGATGTGCATGACGGGCATCATTTTTTACAAATTCATCGATGTTGTCTTTGACTTCCTGGGATGCATTATTGAATTTTTCTTCGACTTCTTTGGTGTCCAAAGTGTTAAGTTTGGACTTCAATAGATCCTTCAAAAGATCTAATGCAAATGGCATTACAATGTTCATCATTTTGGTTCCTCCGTTGGTTCAGGTTCAGGATTATTTTTGATTGGTTCTGGCTCATCATGTGATGTCTCAAACCAATGCTTGCCTAACATTCCGATGATCGGTAAAAATGCACCGAATGCTAAGTTGATGAGGTCTTTACTTGATTGAGCTAATTCATCAGGTTTATTGACCATAGTAAACACAAGCCAACCAAATAAACCAAAGGCAAGTAAACTAATCAGAAACCTTGCCCAGAATCTTAGTTTCATTAATTGAATGTGTGGATCATCTTTTGGTTTTCCACCATTCTTTACTGTTGTTTTTTCAGTTATCGTTTCCATGCTGCTGCCATCTCCCTCATTGCTGCTGTGTTTTGCTCTATGCTTAGTTTTATTTGAAGAATTGCGTCACTGCTTTTTTCAACCATTTCCAGTAATCGTTCATCATGTTCTTCATCTTTTTTCCAAAATTGTTCACGTTCCTTCCTTGCTTGTTCAGATTGATATCGAATGAACCAGAAACTGGCCAGGATCACACATGCCGGGATTCCTAGATCCATGATCAGTGTTGAGATACTGTTGAGTTCTGGCATTACTTCGATGGGTTGAGGTTGATAGTTGTAGTATTGATCCGCTGGGTTTGGATGATGTCCACTCATGGTGTGTTAAAAATTTTTATATTCATGATTCTATATAAAAGTAAGTTATTTTCATATGATTGGGGTGACACTCAGTGTTACACTTTTACTTCTGCGTGTTAGAACCTTTCATAAACTAAAATAACTGTTCATTTTATTTTAGGTTACTCAGGCTTGTGTTCATTTCTCATTCTGGTTTATTGGGCCAAGTTATTTCAAAGAAATCATCATCAATATTGTTAATGCATTCCAAGTTAGTAGCATCTCTAAGTGCTTGACCATACGTTGCCCATTCAGTTGGTATTTCAGTTGATGTTGATAGATGCTTTATTGCAATTGCATCAAACTCTTTAAACAATAAAGCACGTTCTTTTCGTACTAATTGTTTTTTCGATGTATCGTCTGTAAATTCGTCTTTTCTATACATAATTAAATATCGTGTGAAGCGACAACAATATATTGGTAATTAACAGTATAAGAACCATTTGATGTTGTATTGTAAAGTAATTGTAATGTGGAACCATTATTAGAAACATCAATAGTATGAGAGCTATTACCATCGTATGTATCTGTGGTAACATTAAAACTACTACTTACATACTGAACGGAAACACGTGCGTGACCTTTAATACCTGAATTAGGACTATTTCTCCAATATGTAAGGTTTACCAAATAAAACCCAGGGTCTTGCATAGTTAGGATGTTATGTGTATCACCATTGTTACCACTACTAAAAGCTCCTGAGTTTGACTTGGTTCTTTGTAAATTTATATTTCCATGCGTTGCAGAAGTTCCAATCGTTCCGTTAAACGTGCCAGTAGTAACAGTACCTAAAGTTGTTATACCAGTAGAACCATCATGTATGTCAGCAATATCCCTGGCCCTACTCATTTTCCTCCGTCTGGGATGCACAACTTAGTGCTTTTAGTTCGTCTGTAGTAGTACAGGAATCGACTTGATTAGTAATGTCTCTTAACCTCTGCTTTTCTACTACGATTGCAGTCGTATCCGTACCAGATTCTTGTGCCTTCATAAACAAAATGTCCTGTGCTTCTAGTAAAGGTTTTCGTTCAATTCTAAGTCGTTTTTTGGTGATGTCTTTTGCTTTGTTCATGTTGATTGTTATCATGCCCCAACTCCATCAAAACTGTCTGTAAAATTATACTCCCAAGCATTTCTGAAATCCCTATCTGTTGGAAGTTCAGAACTGTCAATTATTTTGTACTTGACTCCCGTAGGGATATCTTTAGCACAGATCTGTTCTAGTGTAAGCCCACAGTTCGGTGCTGGTACTAGCACACTAATGGTTGTTTCATTGGGGAAAATTGCTAGTTTCATTTAAATCCTTTGGGTTAGCTAAAAACAGCAAAACAAATTATTGGATAATCTGTTGGACTTCCACCCATTGCCCTAGTGATAACATCAAATGAACTAGCAGATTGACTGTTGATAAACAGCATTCGTGTACCTGCACTGCTTGAGGTATTATCTGGCTTATAAATTTGAGTTACGGCGTAATTCGTATTAGACATCGGAGTCGCAAAATTAATGGTATAGTAGCCTTGCGAGTTTTCGTAAACTGAACTTACATTCCCATGAGCCCTTATCGTTTTATTATCTGCAGTCGTTCCAGTTTGACCATCAAAATTAACCCAAGCCCTGCAAGCGTAAATTGGGGGGTCACCAGAGGCATTTAATGCGGTTTTTACACACGCTTGATTGGCAGACATCGTAACGGCTGAACCAATCGCACCACCATCTAAAGTCTGGGAAAGTGTTACATTGCCTCCAGAACTAATTGCGATTGGATCAGTATCAGATACACTACCAA